TGGTGGTTTAGGAGGTTTAGATTTAGGGGCTTTAGGAGCTGGTGGTTTAGGAGGTGGTAGAGTTAAAGATTTAGATTTAAGCTTCTTACGTAGCATAATTAAGTTAATAGTTTCTTTTTAACAATTTCCAATGCCTGATCATCTAGTTTATTATCAGTTCTAGCAACGTAAGCTTCAAGTAGATCTACTACTAACTTCTTTACTGAATCTGACTTCAAGAAGGCGAAAAGGATGGGTTTGATAATTAGGATCATTGTATTAGTGGGATAGGGTTATACTTTATCGAGTGTGCCACGAGTGGCTTTAGTTGATTCTTTTTTTGAAACCTTAACTTCAGGTTTAACTTCTACTTCTGTTTCTGTGGTGTCTTCGGACACTGATACTTCTGTTTCTGCCATGGTTTAAATTTATCTTTTTTAATTGGTGTACAATCAGTTTCTAGTTGTTGTTTAATTGCAACTTTCTTTGCTTTTTGATATGCAACTATAGGAACAATATCACTACACATATTATATACATTAGAGGATTCAGCTATCATAAAACCTTTACGTTGTAGATCAGCACATCTCATTGCTCTGACTAATTCATAGTCTAGACGCATCTTCTCTTCTCGTCTAATAGCTAATCGTCTACAACTTGCTAGACCTGTACGATCTAAAGGTATCATAAAGTTTATCTGTCCTCCCCAGTTTTCAGATATAGTATAGGTTCTTTGGTGCATATGTTCATCAAATGGTACTGTATGATTACCCATATAGAATGGGCTAAATGTCATAGTTGCACCATTACAACTGATACCTTCACCATAATATTGTCTAGACGGTGCTCCATTATTCTGGAATTGCACCGCCTGATTTGTCACATTGCCTGTCGCTGCTGCAACAGGATTTGAAGTGTTATTGGTTTCACCCTCCGCTTTTACAGGAGCTACTGAGAGAAGACTGACAAGGAGACAGTAGTAGAGTCCGTTTCGATAGTTCTTTCTATTTCTGTCAGTTCTATCACCTGACTTGCTGCTCTCGACACTACCTCTAAGGAAAAGTCGCTTCCAGCTGTATGAATTGTAAAGATTGAATCGCTGTCTACTATACCTCCAGAGCTTGCTGAGGTATGGGTTATATTGTCCCCAGACCATTTGTTTAACGCTGCTCCATAAGTTGTAGTTGTGATCTCCTCTGTTATTTCTTGAGTTGTAGTTGTTGTACTGTTCATCGACCCTTGGGTGAAGTTGGGGGTCACAATTTCTGCTCTCGCTACCGTGGGTGATGCCAGTAGGAAGAGTAAAAGCCATTTCTTCATTCTTCCTTTTTCTTAGCCATAGGACAATTTACGGGTTTATTGTTGCCACTATTCTTATTACCAGTGGTCAAACCAAATGTCGCAAGTGCTCCCGTAAACACACTGGCAACGAACGTGATATCTGAGTTACCTGATTTCTTAACCATAGGTAACTCCACGTAATTCATAGTTATTATAAACCCTGACCATACTACAACGCCTAATCTGACGAATGTTCCGAGGATCTGGATTTGATGTTCTTGATCCTCTGCAGCATCTTTCAGCTTTCCGAGGAGTCCTTTTTCTTTTTCTTCTGGCGGTTTTCCTTCCATTTATCGACTTTTTTCTGTAGGAACTTTTGTATTTGTTTTTTAAGTTTATCAAATAAGGGTGTAGCTAGAGTGGTAGTTGCTACAGCTGCGACAGCTGCATAAGTAGCGGTGGCTACTACTTCTGCACTGGGTAAAGGTATATCGATATCTATAATAGGTATCGTATAATCACGTTGTTCTGTTTTAGTTTCCTCTTCTTCTTTCTCTTTAGGAGCTTCTTCTAACTTCACTCCTTTAGGAGCTTTCAGACCACTAGGAGGGATGACAATAGGCGGAAATACTGGCATCTCTCCTTCTGGAACTTCAAAAGGTATTTCAAGTAAAGGTAGGCTTTCTACAAAGTCTTTTGAACTAGGAAACTTCATGGATGGAAGTTTCATTTAAGCGTGTGCGTAGTAGATGTATTTACAACCAGCAGCATTAAAGCCAGAGCTAGCCCCTGTTAAAGTAAATCCTGTATCTTCAGGTGCACCGAAATCATAAGTACTCTGAGCATTATCAGTATCTAATTTTATGAATTTATCATCACCAGATGCCCATCCTCTAGTGGTATCTAATACATACCAACTAGCTGCATCATCTATTCTTTTTATTATTATGAATCTTGGTCGGAAACCTCCATTTGGAATTGTGATTGTTTGTGAAGAATCTGAGCCGTCGTAAGACCCGACATGAGATATGCCTTTAACGCTGGCGAATAAAAGCAGTAAATAATCACCTGCGCCGCCAAAATAACTATCAATGATGATGACCCATGTTGCATCTGGGTTATTGCTTAATCCCCACATATTGCCGCCAGATTCCCATTCAGCCGAGGTATCGTTTAGATGTAACGACCAATTATAAGGTGTAGTACCGCCGTTCAAATCTTTATGCCATACATGCCAATCGCTCGTACCATCTCTTTTCTTCATAAACGCCATCTCAGGGGCAACCCCTAGATTATGACTAATGAACTGATAACCACTACCTGTCGTAGTTGGAGTTACTACATCAAAACCTTTGTGGCGTTTCCACATCCATGACTGCCATGCACTATCGTTATTGTTTTTTGACCAACCAACATTACTATCAAATGTAAAGTTAGTTAGTGCAGTCTCTGCCTGTGTCCCATCAAATATTAGATATTCTAAACCTATCTGTCTTGCTGATGAGTACCAATTCTCAGTCGAGGCAGGTGCTCTCATTGTTGCAAAATCAACAGGGAAGCCACTATCAAAGTCAGGAATTGTAGAACTACTACCACCCGTATCTATAGCAAATACGTCTGATCCAGCCGTTATATTATCAGGATTAATTGTTTTTCCAGTCTCTGCCGCGATTGCTATGTAGATATAGGTTTGACCACTACTATTAACTTGAGAATCACTAGTAGCATCAAGTTTAAAACCTTTAGAAGTTATGTGTACAAGGGATGCAAAGCCATATTCTGCACCATTTGAATTCGCATCTATCCTTATCATTGCATCTTCATCCGAAGCCGATATACCTCTCATTGTGTCAATTTGCAGCCAATGATCAGCAACAGTCCCGCCTTTTATAAGCAAAAATTGAGGTTCGAATCCGCAGTTTATTGACTGCGTACCACCATTACCTGTATAGCTACCACAAGATGATATTTTTTGATCTGAATCAGGACCAAACGCTTCTTCTTCATGTGCCCATAAATACGCTACATAAGTCCAAGTATCATAATTAACTCGTTCATGAGAACCTACCGTAAAAACAGAAGCTGTAGGTTCAGTCGAATCCCATTTGTTATCACTAGTAAACGCCCAGTGATTATTTAGGTCTGCGTGTTTAGAAGCTCCAATACCTCGATGGTAAACAGTCCAATCCTCCACTCCATCTAATCTTTTTACTGCGATAAATCCCGGCACGGAACCAAGATTATGAGGAATCTCCCTACCTTGAACACCGTTTCCAGTCCAAGTAACAATATCAAAGAATTTTTCTTGTTTTTTAAAAGACCACGAAACAATTTTAGTATCATTTGCATTTATATAACTAGAATCATTTAATCCTAATGTAAACCCGTTATTATTAAAGGCTTTTAATCCATAAGATGCATTTAAGGTATTTTGTTCTTGGGCATCAGTTTGAGTTTGAAGATATTTATTCACTCCTCTTTCTGTATCCCAAAGGGAATGAGTTCTTGCAGCATCGTCTCTTTGTTTAATCCATACCATTCCACCGTCACTCATATCAACATTTGTCGTTATATCTCTAGCTTCATTACTTCCTGTATAAACATATGTTTTAAATACATCGTCTATTCCTACAGTGGTATCACCAGCACCACCTGCACCAAGCAGCATTTGTTGCATAGCCATATCAGCTCAACCCCGCACCTGAGATGTAATAAGTATTAGAAGCTGTACAAATTACAGTAGCCATACCTCTTGTCGCTAGTTTTGTAGGAGTACTACCATCAGCAGAGTTGTAAAGGGTTACTCCTGTCGATGTAATAGTCTGATCACCACTGCTATTATTTATTAACGTGATTGCTTGACCTGCTGTAAATCCTGTACTCGTATTTATTACCCAACCGCCACTACTATTTATTGAATGTTGCCCTGCATCGGCAGCGACTATCGTATGTGCTGAAGATTTACTAAGTTGAGGTATAGTTCTTAGTTCACCCTTATCATCTGTTACCGTTCCAGTTACCGTAACGCCAGCCGCTGTGGTTTCTATTTTTTTAACATTATCATAGTATAAATTTACTGACCCATTTTCAGTAGCAGCAAGCATTGTTTCACTTGCAGTCGAATCCCAAATAGCAAATTGATTGGTAATTACTGTAAAATTACCAGTACCTGAATCTTTTATATATGAGTTTGAGCCATCATGATAGATCTCTAATCCATCATGTGTTCCTGAAGCACCACCAACTAATAACTTTTTATTGTCTATTAAATGTATATGCTCACTAGATGTCCACGCATCAGTAGCGTTAACCCAGTTAAATGTCTTGTCTGAGGCTCCTTTGAGCGTCCAGCCACCTCCGTCGGCAGTTGTGTCTGAAGGAGTATCTACACTACCTAATTCAATATTTTTATCATCTACAGCTAAGGTAGTAGAGTTAATTGTAGTAGTTGTACCGTTAACAGTTAGATCACCTGATAAGGTCAGTCCAACAGCAGTAACTAAACCAGTACTAGGGTTATAAGTAAACCCAGTATCAGTTTCTATACCTTGTGCTCCTGTAGCACCATCTACAAATGTAGGATATACTGTTTCATCAGTTGAGTTATTAGCAGAGACTGTTACGTTTGTAGCTTCAGAAGCTGTTGATGATACAGTAGCCCAAGTTAAACCACCATTATTTCCTGATTGCTTTTGTAGATATTGTT